CGGTAATGGTACAAGTAGAAAGCTCACAGTTAAAGATTCAGACAACAGTGAGGTATTCAAGATCGATGCTGACGGTAATGTAACAGTAGGTGGAAGCCTAACTGTAGGTACATTGACTGCACCTGGAGCATCTAGTCCGTCACAGACTGGTAATGGTGAATTAGTATTCAACACTACGACTAGCAAACTAACAGTTGGTACTGGAAGTGGTAGAGCTACGTTATCTACTGGATCACCACTAAGTGTACTTGGAACTGCAGTAATGCAGAGATTTAGATAGGAAGAACATGAGTAATATATTCAATCCATCAGCTGGCGGTACTACTACTGTAACTGATCTAAGTGGTAATAACTGGAAAGCACTCTATACAAATGGGTCAGGAACCGTCACTGAGTTAGCATTGGGAGCAGACGGTACTACCTTAGTAGGTAACGGCACTAGCTCAGCTCCTACATTTGGTAACCTGACTGACCTTAAAGGCGGTAACGACAAGGTACTTTTCACTAATAGTTCAGGGGTATTAACTGAGCTTGCGATTGGGGCTAGTGGTACATACTTAAAGTCTGCAGGTACTACGTCTAATCCTACTTGGGCTGCTGCTGGTGGTAACTGGGCAGAAATAGCTAAGGGTACAGTAAGTGCTGGTTCAGCTACTATCATAGATATATCATCGCTATCTAATTACAGATCAATTCGTGGCTGGTATACCGTTCCTGAGAAGGATGATGGCTCTGCATCTTGGCACAATATTACTGTTAATGGTTTAACTGGTAGTTCTTATTATAACAATCAACATTCGCAAATTGGCTCTACTGCATATCAAGGTGCGGTGGCAAGTGCGGATAGTAAAGTTGATACAAGTAGAAACGTCTTTACAGGATTTGGTCACTTCCAAGTCTATTTCCTTGCTGAAGGTAAAGCTACTACAAACAGAGCATCGATTGTTGGCTGGAATGAACTTTGGTCACGGTTTGATCAGAGTGTAGGCCCAGGTACTACAGGTTTATGGGAAAAATATTATTGGATATATGATGGATCATTAACTTCTGATACTGGAATCACAGCTTACAGTATGGAGATAGCTGCATCAGGTCGAACTGTAGAAGTCAATTCTGGATATAACGCTTTTTACGTTGAGGGCTACACACAGAGTTAGGAGATTTTTGATGGCTATTGAATACCGAGAATATGTTAATGAGAACGGTAAATATCGTGAATTTACTAATGAGCATGGTGTAGTTCAGCGTGAATTGATAGAGCCTTCTGAAAAGTTTTATGAAAAAAGTAACGCTAATCCACAAAGATTTGAAGCTCAATTACGCTTAGAACGCAATGCCTTTCTTGCAGCTACAGACTGGACTGTTTTACCTGACAGTCCGTTAACAAGTGATCAACAGAGTGAAGCAACACAATATAGGCAAAAGTTACGCGACCTTCCGCAAGAATACAGTGATGTCCATGAGGCAAGAACTGAGCTTTTTAAATTAGTACCTGAAAACACATTAAGTTTTCTAAAGTAAAGATAGGAGTCAGAGATGGCTGCACAAGATACATTTGAAATTATGAAACTCTCTGGCTCTACAGATGGCCGAGGGATTAACGTGACTGCGACTTCCAGTGCGGGTACAACAATCCACACTGGTAGCTCAACAGCAGCACACTACGACACGATAAACTTATATGCTACAAATATTGATACATCAGCTATCAAGCTGACTATCGAATGGGGTGGTACAACAGCAGCAGGTGATCATATCGAAGTAACGATACCGCCTGAAGCTGGGTTAGTAAAGGTAGTTGAAGGTTTACTAATCAAAGGTAATTCATCTACAGCTCTAATAGTAAAAGCCTTTGCTGGAACAACAGCTAAGATAAACATCTTTGGCGATGTAATTCGAGCGAGTACTGCCTAATGTCTAGGATGCGATCCAGTATGAGCGGCCCTATGGTTAGCCAATCGCTATCCTCTGCCTCTACCGTAGGTTTAGGCTGGGAAGGGTTAGATGTAATCGCTTCGACTACATTGACCTCTGCTGCAGCATCGTTTTCTTTTCCAGTAATTGGGGTATTTGGTGGTACTTCAAACGTGAATCTTTATCATCACATGAGAATTTTAGGTTATTTTAAAAATGACGGTTCAGAATGTGACATTCTATTTGAATGGGCAGGTGATGCTACTACATCTAAATATACTTCTGCCACAATGGACTCCGTAACACGGTCAACAAGCCCTATCAGAATCACTGGAACTTATACTAGCTCATTGGCTGGTATGCGTATGGGACATTTATATGCTAATGATAGCTGTGTAATAGATGTTCTTGGAAATAATATTACAAATACTGGGTATCATGGGACATTCCAAAGTTATTGCGGTACACATGATGACGATAATGTCTATGTAAACTGGTCTGGGGGAGACTTTTATAATGCTGGTAGTTCAGTAGATCTTTCCGAGTTAGAAGTCAAAGCAACTGCTGGCAATTTTGCAGCAGGAACTACTCTAGCCATAATTGGAAATAGATACGGAGCTTCTTCATAATGCAAAGGACACGATTAGGCCCTGTTTCTACACCTTTATCATTTAAAAATAAAGATAGTGCTTTTGAATTAATTGCAGCTGTACGAGTAGATGCATCTACCCCTAATAAACCTTCTGAAATAGGAGTATTTGTAGGTGATTATACCTTCGTATATTGTCAATGGTATATAAAGGCTTCATCTGCTGGCGATCTTGAAATAGCACTTACTACTAATGGCACTGCTAGTGACCACGATTTTATTCAAATGTATGGCGATAATGCTGGTATTGAAAAAGCAACTCAATCAGCTCAAGGAAATATCAATTTAATTTATACCGCACCACCTAGTGATGGATACGGAACTATGGGTTGGTTTACGTATGCTAAACCTTTAGGCGGTAGTGAAGGTTTGGTTGTAGGTACAAGTGGTGGTGACGCTGGTGGATCTCACATGCGAACTACTGCTTGGGCTGGAATGTACGATGAATTAGCTGGCACAAAAGCAATGGTAAGATTTGTCGGTTGTGTAAGTGGAGCTACAGATTTTAATGCACAACTTTGGGGAGTACGAACATGATCAGTGGAAATATGCGTGTTCTTGCTACTATTGCAGGTACAACTGCCAGCTCATTTGATTTCAATTCTGACAATATGGCGGGATGTACTATCTTTTGCCTTCAATATGCGTTTGCTGCAAATACATCAATGAACGCAGCTATTTCACTAAATGGTTCGACTAGTAATTTCTACCAAACCAGACATAATTTTGATGAAGCAACTAGTGCTGGTGCTGGCGGTGATACCTCACATCTAATATGGCAATGTAATGATGATTCAAATGCACCATATTTAGCTGGTGATGGTCAAACAGCTTCAGGAGATAATATCGGTGGTGAGCTATGGGTAAAGAGTAATTTACGCAGCTCCTCGTACCCCTTGCTTTATTGGAGAAATAGTCGATGGACAAGTGCAGATGATATTGCCATGACTACTTCATACGCATACAACTCTGGTATAACTGGGGCACAAATTACATCTATTTTACTTACTGCTTCTAGTGGGAATTTAAATAGTGCTCGTATGACATTATGGGGAGGATTAGGCTAATGGGCGATCTTGTACGATGGGATTGGAAAGGTGCATGGGAAGCTATGGATGGTGCTGAGGCACTGGTTCGTCCATCTAAAATGTTTGATGCTGATCGAACATACCTATATAACAACTATCAAATAGAACAAACCACAAATATGATTCAGACTATCACTGAAAATATCTCTCGCAAAAGAGCAGAGATCGGTGGCTTACGTGCTGGTATAGAAGCTGAAGACTTTACTGAAGATGACGTATCTAGTGATATCGACCGACTAAATAATGATATAAAAACTTTACAAGATAATCTTGAACAACAACAGAAAGATTTGAAACAGTTTGAAGATGATGTTTCCGTATTGGAAGCTGCATTGAAGGAAGCAACAGACGAATACGAAAAAGTTAAAGGAGATGAAGATGCACTTAAAACTTGGATTGAGTCAAACCAATAGACGCTTCAACTGTCCTTGCGATGGCTGTTGTGATACTTGTACTTGTTGAATGGAAGGTAGACCATGTCCGATCCCATTCTCACAGACA